GACATTGGTCTTAAGTGGGCAACACCATACTCACAACCAACAATTGGCTCTACCCCAATTCCAGGAGCAACTACAGTTACTACAATTGCTGGACTAACACTTACAAATCCAACAGTTAATGCTGGTTCTGGTGTGGTTGTTTTGCCTGGCTCAAACACACCCGCTCAGACAGCAGACGGATCTATTGTCTGGGATTTAGACAGTGACTTGCTTACAGTAGGAACTGGCAGCGGTAGAAAAACAATGGTAGACACAGACTCTACTCAAACCTTAAGTAACAAAACGTTATCAAATCCTACTATAACAAATAATCTATATTTATTTGATGGAAATACTATTGTTTTTGAGGGTTCTTCTCCAGATGCTTTTGAGACTACCCTTACAGTTACAAATCCAACGGCAGATCAAACCATTACCCTTCCAAATGTTACAGGAACTGTAATCACAACTGGAGACACTGCAACAGTTACAAATGCCATGCTTGCTGGCTCAATAGCCAATAATAAATTAGCTAATTCTACAATATCTGGAGTTCCCCTTGGTGGAACATTAACTGATCTATTAATCGGTAGTGGTCTTTCTGGAGGTATTACAAATCGTTATAATGGAACTTTAGATGTAACAATATCTATAGACGATACTTTAGTAGCCACCAGAACATATGTAGAATTTTCAGTAGAACAATTAGAAATATTAACATTAATGGGTGCTATCCTATAATGTGCTATAATATAAAAATAGTAGTAATTAATGGCTACAAAGGAGAAAAGTAATGCCAACAACAAGTAAGACCCTATTCCGTGGTGCTGCAACAACGTCGGTAACAACTCTTTTGTATACCGCTCCATCATTAACAACAACAGTGGTTACAAACATTGCTGTTACAAATACATCAGCATCTTCACAAACTTTTACATTATCTTTAGGAGCAAGCGGATCAGAGGTAGCTTTGCACTCTGGAACAGCAATTGCTGCAAGTTCAACTGTTTATGTTGACTGTAAGCAAGTACTAGCAGCAGCTCAAGTTATTGACGGTGGAGCATCTGCAACAACAGTTAACTTTCATATAGCAGGAGTGGAGATCTCGTAATGGGTATTTCAGTAATTCCACAACCATCATCAGCCCAATCTAAAAAAACCCAAACAATCACAAGTTCTACTACTTGGACTGTCCCTACTGGAGTTAATTCGGTAGATGTAACCTGCATCGGAGCAGGAGCATCAATTGGTGGCGCAGGAGCTGTTGTAAAAAGAACTGTTGATACATCAAGCTTACAAGGAACAGGTATTACCGTAACAGTTGGTGCATCTCCAGCTCCAAATGCAAATGGTTTAGGTGGTAATACTTCTTTTGGTTCTTTTGCTACCGCAGGTGGAGGATTTGCTGGAGATCTTGGAGGTCTAGCTTTTGCTGGAATGTCTGGAACAATGTTTGATTCATCTTTTACAATTGCTCCAAGCTCTACGCTTGTTCCATTTTTAAGCACATATGGAGAATGGGGAAATAGGCAATCTTCCATAGTTTATAATTCAAGTATTGGTTTATATGTTACAGGCGGAAATGCAGAGATTAGTTCTAGCTCCAATGTTCCTCCGTATAACTCTGGCCTTATTCCATATTATACCTCTTCTGATGGAACAACATGGACTAGAAGAACATTTAATGCTGGTCTTACTAATTATATTCAAGGTTTAGGCATTAATTCTGCAAACAACAGGTTGTTTTTCTTTTATAGATCTAACACCTCAGTTTATTATAGAACTTCTTCAGATGGAATTAACTGGAGTGCTGAAAGACTATTAAATAGCTCATCAACCACTATGCCTGGCTTAGCTTTTAATTCCTCACAAAATAAATATCTTTTTACTATTTCAACAGGTGGCTTTATTCAAGGTTGGACAGTTACAACTGCAAATGTAGATACAACAAATCCATCATTTGAATACCAGACAACAAACACAGCAAGCGCTGTAAGTCCATTGCTTACTAATGGTACAAGCCTTACACTACAATATTTAAATCAAGGTGGCGTACATCATGTGATTTCTTACAGCAGTGGTGGTAGTTGGAGCAATCCTACAGAACCAAACTTTCCTATGTCTAATTCCCCAAGAAGTGGTGCATGGGATGGTTCAAAGCTGACGGTTGTAACTAACAATGGAAATATTTGGACAACAACAAACGGTACTTCATACACCAATACGTCAGTAACAATTCCTAATTTAGCTATTCTCGGATATTCTGGTGGATATTATTATGGTTCTATAAATAACTTTTTTGCTCATTCTACAAATGGAACAACATGGACTACAACCAATATTATTAGCAGTTTAACCCCTAGTTCTTTCACACCAAATATTGCTGCAAATAGCACAACTTTTATACTTGCAACAAATGTAAATATTTATGGAATGTTTGAAAGATTTAATATTGCAAGTCCAAATACTACAATAGCTAAAGGGTTTTTAGGTCAAGGAGATCGCACCTCCAGCAACGGCCTCGTTAATGGTGGAGCAGGTGGAATAGGTGATCGTACTAGAGCTTTTGACACGAGCGGCACATCATATATAAGCTTTTTAACAGCACCAGGAGTAGATGGTTATGGAATATCAACTCCACTACCTCCGTTTAGTGGTGTTCTTAATTCCACCCCACTATCATTTGGTTCAACAAATGGAGCTGTTGGCACTCAGGGAGCGGTGATCTTATCATGGATGCAGTAAAGCGTTGGGCAATTATTGAAGAGAACAGAGTTGTTAATGTTATTCTTGCAGATGAAGAATTCATTACCACACAAGAGTTAAATGCAATTCAAGATGACTTTGCAACAGTGGGACTAAATTTAGATGAAGATGGAAACATTTTATATCCACAGGTAGTGATTCCTGAGCCTGAAGAAATACCTTCTGAAGAAGTAGTAGAAGAACCAACAGAATAATAATAAAAAAATAACCCCCAAAGGATTTCTCCAATGGGGGTATTTTTATGCCCTAAAATTATTCAGGGAATTTGTTTAACCATTTATAATGAGCACCCTTGTTATAGGATGACCATGCACTCCAATTAGTACCGCCTTTTGTCATGTGTAACACGATTTGGGCATTTTTAACTGGGCTAAATAGTTCAGCATTTAAATCAAGATTGAATTTGTCTTTACGATCTGGACCTAAATTACCTATCATGTTAATTTGGAAAATACCATATGATGAGTCTCCCGTATTAACGTTACCGTTGAACGCAAAAGGGCGACCATTTGATTCCGCCTTGGCAACAGCCCAAGCGGTCTTAAGGCCTTTTCCCTTAAATCCAACAGCTTTCAGTAATTCAACCAACTGGATGTCAGTCAAACTTGTAGCGTCCGCATACTTAGCAAGCACCACATCAGTAGTAGGCTTAGAAAGCAAAAAGGCCGCTTTGTCGGCGGCAGGTTGGCTTTCAGCGGTACTACTTAGTAAATTGTTCTTTGTAGCATGTGAAGCATTCAAACCATTATTTAACAAGGTAAGAACAAACACGGTTACAAGAACCCCCGATAGTATTTTGTTGTCTCTCAAGTTTTTCCTCCTAGACTACAAATGCTACCCTTCGGTAGCATAAGATAATTATAGCATCTTTTGGCTTTTAAAGTCAAATACAAAAACTCACGCATGATATAATAGAAATACTATGGCTACAGGTCTAACTCCAAATTATTCATTACATTATCCTCTTCCAACAGATCCAGTAAATGTTGCAGGAGATATTGAGTTGCTTGCAGAAGATGTGGACACGGTTTTATTAAACAAGGCAAGCCTTTCTTCATCTAATACTTTTACTAATACAAATATTTTTAATGGCGCAGTAAGCAGAGGCGCACCAGTTACAAAGACAGGTAATTTCACACTTGGCTCTGCCGAGAACTGGATTGTTTGCAACGGTACTGGAACAATTACAGTAACTCTTCCAGCAGCATCTTCTTGGATAGGAAGAGAAGTTATGATAAAGACAATAGCAGCTTTTACAGTAGTATCTGCTTCTTCAAATGTTGTGCCAATTAATACAGCCACTGCTGGAACCGCAATTCTTGCAGGAACAGCTGGAAGATGGGCAACCTTGGTTAGTAACGGCACTAACTGGGTAATTATGCAGTCTAACTAGAAATGGTATAATTTAATTATGACAAACTATAGAAGTCAACAAACTATCAGCATTGGTTCAGAGCCGCCTCAGTCTGTTTGGACTATCGTAAGAGGAGACACTGCTTCTTTTAAGATGTATGTTCAGGATGACAATAAAGATCCATTAGTAATTGATGACTGGAATATCACTATGGATTTTTATAGACCAAATACATCTTCTGTAGTTTTATCAGTTACCCCAGAGGCAGATCCAGATGATGGTCCAGGAGAGTTTACAGTTTTCCTTGCATATGATGAAACAGAAATTTTAGAAACTGATGATGAATTTGATATTCAAATGGCAACAAGCGGAAATGCAATAGTTTGGACAGTTTTGCAGGGTAAGATAAAAATGGTTGAGGATATAACTGACTAGTGGCAACATCTTCTGTCATAAAGGTTAGTAATGGAACATCATCGGTAATAGATGATTGTGACAAAAAGTCAGATGTTATAGATTTAAATAAAATATCAACAGTGCTATATAGTCCTGAATTTGATTCATATGTAGAAAATATTGTAAATGGATTTGCTCTTGTTGAAGAATGTAAGAAAAGACTATCTGAGGTAATTGATAAAGTACCTTTCAAAATTAGAGTAACCAATATAACTGTTCCAGGATATAGCCCAACAAATATACCCCCAATCGGAATAGCTATAATCGGATTTAATAACTACATTTTATGATATAATCAATAACATGGCCGTTATTCCTATAAATACCCTTAAGTCAAAATTTGAGACTGGAGACAGGCCAAATGGTCAAGACTTTGCCGATCTCATAGATACCACATCTTATAGAGCAGATGCTCTTGGTGGAGACGGCAACAATTCCGTAATAGTCAACGGTATTGAGACTGCGACGGTATTTGACACAATAGACATCTCTACCTGGAGAACAGTAAAATACATGATTCAGCTATCCCATGCTGCATCTTCTTCATATAGAAGCATGGAAATTAATATAGTATTTGATGGTACCAATCAAAATATTACAGAATTTGCCTCTGTTGCCAATACTGGCAATAATGTGGGAAATATAACTGCTAGTTTAAATTCTGGTACAATTAGCATGACGGTGACACCAACACTTAGCCCTATAACCATACGGTACTACCGAACTGGTTTGAAGGCGTGACCCAAAGGAGAAGAAGATGGCTACAGTCGACAAAGCCTTCCGCATTAAGAATGGCCTCGTAGTTGAAGGCTCATCCGCTACTGTAAATGGATCAAACGTACTTACAGAGGCATCTACAGAATTTTTACAAGACACCACAGCAGCCATGTTTACCAATGGTGCACAGAGCGGTATCACGTTTACATATAATGACTCAACAGGCGTAATTGACGCAGCTGTATCAACAACTCCAACCTTTGCAGACAGAATTATATTTGAAGGCCTAGTGCCAGATGCTTTTGAGCTAACACTTCTTTCGCCAGAACCAGTAGCAGATGTGACAGTAACGCTTCCAAATGCTACAGATACTTTGGTCGCTAGAGCAACAACAGATACTCTTACGAACAAGACGATATCTGGATCTAATAACACACTTTCTAATATTGGAAATGGTTCACTTACAAATTCTTCGCTAACTGTTAATGGAACTTCAATTTCTCTTGGTGGCTCAGAGACAATTACAGCAGTTAATCCAAATGCTCTTACAATTGGAACTGGTCTTTCAGGAACATCTTATACTGGATCTTCAGCCGTAACCATAGCAATTGATGCAACGGTAGCCACAACATCTGGAACACAAACTCTTACAAATAAAACTATTAGCTCTACAAGCAATACAATTTCAGCTACATCTGGAAATATTACAGATTTTACAGAGGCTTCTGTAGATGCAGTCGCAGCAGCAATTGCAGCTGGAACACAAACAAATATTACAATCACATACGATGATTCTGCTGGATCCCTATCTTTTAATGCATCAGGTGGAGTTTCAAGCATTGCTGGAACAACAAATCAAATTACAGCATCCGCATCAACTGGTGCAGTAACTCTTTCGCTTCCAAGCGCAGTAACATTCCCAGGAACAGTTACTCTTAATGCAGATCCAACACAGCCTTTACAGGCAGCAACCAAACAGTATGTAGATGATGTGGCACAAGGTCTACACATACACCCATCAGTAAACGCTGCCACTACCGCTAACCTAACAGCAACATATTCAAATGGAACTGACGGGGTAGGAGCAACTCTAACAAACAGTGGAACTCAAGCAGCACTAGTACTTGATGGTGTAACACTTACTACATCACAACGTGTTTTAGTTAAAAATCAATCAACTGGTCTACAAAATGGTGTTTATACAGTTACTAATACTGGATCTGTTTCAACCAACTGGGTTTTAACACGTGCTACAGATATGGATACTTCTGCAGAGTGTGACGGCGGAGACTTTGTATTCGTAACTGGCGGAACAACTCTTGATAATACTGGCTGGGTGCAAACCGAAACTGGCATTACTATAGGAACAAGCAGCCTTGTCTTTACTCAGTTCTCAGGTGCTGGTACATATTTAGCAGGTAACGGTTTAACTTTAACTGGAAATACATTCAGTATTAATACTGGAGTTACTGTAGATGTAAATACAGTACAAACCCTTACTAACAAAACACTTACAAGTCCATCAATTACAAATCCAACAGTCTCAGGACTATACCTATCTGATAACAATATTGTTATTGAAGGAACTGCAGATGCTTTTGAAACAACATTAACATTTACAGATCCTACACAGGACAATACAATTACATTTAAGAATGCTACAGGTACCGTTGCATTTACATCAGATATTGAAACTGCTATAGATAACTTTGGTGGAGCTGTAACTGGCGGTACTGGAATAAGTTCATCTTATGCATCTACAAGCAATATTCTTACAATTACAAATACTGGTGTAACAAGTCTTGCTGGAACTGCAGACCAAATTACAGCATCTGGTTCAACTGGTTCTGTAACATTATCTCTACCACAGAGCATTGCAGCAACATCTAGCCCAACCTTTGCAGGATTGTCTGTTGGTACTGGATCAGTTACAGCAGGTTCCATAACTTTGGCAGATGCTCTTATTGGTAGTGCTACAACTAGCATTTCAGGAACAAGCGCAACCGTAGTTGACACTTGGTCAGCAACTACATACGATACTGCAAAATATATTGTTCAAATGAAAAACGGTAACGATATAGAAGCAATTGAAGTATTAATAACAGTTGATGGAAATAACAATGTTTACATAACAGAATATGCAGACTTAATTAGTAATGCTCAGATAGGAACTGTTGATGCAGATTATCTATCTGGAAATGTAAGATTACTTGTAACATCAACAAATGGAACTACAGTAAAGGTACACAAGACGCTCATTGAAGCTTAATGTGTATCCGAGGGGATAGGGAACTTCGGTGAGTACAGTTGATAAAGATTTTAAGGTAAAGAATGGCCTTATTGTTGAAGGAAACTCTGCCACCGTAAACGGAAATCAAGTTCTTACCACCGCAAGCTCAATAGATTCTCTTCAAGATGTAAATACTTCTGGTGTACAAAATACAAATGTTTTATCTTATTCAAATGGGCAATGGATTGCTGTTTCTGCAACATCTGGCACTCAGGGAACTACTGGAGCACAAGGTACAACTGGATTACAAGGAACAACAGGACTCCAAGGATTAACTGGCATTCAAGGAGCAGTTGGATCACCAGGTGCAATGAATTATGCACAAACTCTTGGAACAAGACAAGTAGGTGTGTTTGCTGTAGGAACAGTAATTGTTAGCGTCTCCATTACTACTTCTGGAAGACCAGTTCAAGTTTTAGTATCTGGAGATGTTGAAAATAATTCTGCTGGTGGATGGACGCAGTTACAGCTTTATAGGGGTTCTACTGCTATTGGAAACATCGTTCATACAGAAGGATCTGCAGGATCTGAAAATAGTCCTTATGCAATAACTGTAATTGATACACCAACAGCTGGAACATATTCATACTCTCTTAGAATAAATAATTCTGCAGGTGGAACTTTTAATTTTGGTGAATCAAATGGTCCAGTCATTACTGCAATTGAACTAACTGGTGCAACTGGTGCACAGGGTTTAACTGGAACACAAGGTTTAACTGGTCTTCAAGGTCTTACTGGGTTACAAGGTAGCACTGGTTCACAAGGAACAACTGGAATTCAAGGGTCTACTGGTATACAGGGTTTGACTGGAAATCAAGGAACCACAGGAACCCAGGGAACAACTGGACAAACTGGTTTACAGGGGCTAACTGGTATTCAAGGAACAATAGGCACACAGGGTGCAACAGGTTCTCAAGGAACTACAGGAAGTCAAGGATCAACTGGTCAAACTGGCTTGCAGGGACTAACAGGATTACAGGGAACAACTGGAAACACAGGTTCTCAAGGAACTCAGGGTATACAAGGATTATCAG